AGGAGGCCTCCCCCGCACCGGAGCCCCAGGGTGATGGCGACACGGAGACCACCAAGCAGGATGAGGTCGAGGCTACCCCTGAGGAGCCTGAGAGCGTCCCCGAGGAGCCCGGCAACCCCAGTGAGCTCGACGCCCTGAAAGAGCGCCTAGGGGCCCTTGAGGCGGTACTCGCCAACAAGGACGAGGAGATCAAGGCCCTGCGCGACACCGCAGCCAAGGACTCCCTGATCCGCGACGCGGGCCTGCCCTCGAAGTACGCCCAGTTCCTGCACGGAGATGAGTCCAGCTGGGGAGATCAGGTATCCACCCTTCTGGAGCTCGCCAGTAAGACCCCTGCGCGCCCCCGCGACCCCGCGGTAGACGCACAGGTCGGCTCCGACTCGGAGGACCGCGAGACCGCCATCCTCCGCATGTTCGGGCTTGCCGAGTAATCCCCTGCCTGACAGGGGAAACATCTAGAACAACTCTGCCGGTCAGGCAGGAAGGAGATGCGAATGGCGGACAACGCTGCCAAGGTCGCAACCATTGCAAAGCTTGCCTCCGGTGGTAACGCCGAGGGTTTCCCGAAGGAGGTGCTTGCTCCTATCTGGAAGCGGGCTTTCGCTGGCTCCATCGTCCAGAAGGTCGCTGGCACCGTCCCTGTTTCTCTGGCCGGTAACGCGGTCACTATGCCGGTCGGCCAGCCGGTCGCCGGTATTGTCCAGGAGAGCGCTGACAAGCCTGTCGTTGACGTCTCTGTTGGCCTGAAGACCTTCAGTCCCGTCAAGACGGCTGCGATCGTGTCGATCTCTAAGGAGGCGCTCATGGCTAACCCCCTGAACGCCTTCGATGACCTGGAGTCGCAGCTGGCTGAGGCTATCGCCCGCTCGATTGACACAGCCGTAATTCACGGTAAGGACGCTCTCACTGGCACTGACCTTGCCGGCAAGGAGTCCCTGGCTTCCACCACTAACGTTGTGGAGCTGGACTCCACCAAGTTCGGCGCCGCCGGCTACCTGGGGAAGCAGCTCGCTGCCGCCTACGACAAGGTCGTGAACACTGACGGTGAGGTCGACTACGACTTCAACGAGTTCCTCCTGTCGCCCAAGTTCCGGTCCATCATCATGGGCGCCTCGGACGGTTTCGGCCGTCCGCTCTACCAGGCCTCCCCGAACCTGGCTGACGAGTTCACCAGCGTCCTGGGCATCCCCGCCGTCTACAGCAAGGCTGTTAATGGTCGCGGCAAGGTGTCTGAGCCGAACCTGCTGGGCTTCGGCGGCGACCTGAAGGAGAACCTGCGTCTCGGCTTCGTTGAGGGCCTCACCTGGGCGACCGCCGACCAGTACGCCGCCGGTATGGACCTGTTCGGCACGAACCGTATCGCGATCCGTGTCGAGGCTATCTTCGGCTGGATCCTGCGTGACCCGAAGGCGTTCGTGAAGATCACGAAGAAGGCTGCCTGATGAGTCCGCGGGGCGAGGGTTCTGCAACGCTCTCGCCCCGCGGGTGACACCTAGGAAGGAGGAGAAGTGACCGTAGCGGAGAGACTCGACGTCGAACGCACACTCATGCGCGACCTCGAGGATGATGAGGCAAGGTGGGTGGATGCCCTCCTTGAGCGCGCCGAGGCTCTTATCCTCCTCCGCATGCCTGATGCAGTTAATCGCTGCCGCGTCGACTACCCGTTCCGTGTGGCTCTCACCATGGTGGAGTGCGAGGCGGTTGCGCGAGTGTTGCGGGCGCCCGGAGGTGGACTCTACAAGTATGAGACTGAGGGCACCTACACCTACTCAGTGAATCAGGCTGTAGCTTCTGGCCTCCTGGAGATCACTCAGCGGGATTGGCAGGCGCTCGAGGGCGGCGCCGGTGGATGGGGCAGCGCAGCCCCAGTGCTGGACGGGTATGCTCGGAACCGGCGCGGCGGGGAGTGGTCCCCGGATGTGCCGAAGACATTCCTGATGTCTTTCCGCCGGGCTTCGGTCCCTGACAAGCCAGCCGCCCCTGAGCTGGGGTTGCAGCGGTGGGAGGGGTGGCGTACCACATGGTGACCTTCCGACCTCGCCGTGGCCGCTACCTGGAGAATGGTCCTCACGCCGTAGAGGTCACTGTCGCGATTGTGTCTGAAGGGCGCACCGGGCGCCGCTACACGCCCGGTGAGACGTTCTACGTCGACAAGGTTCTTGTGCAGCCCTCCGCGGGTAACGCGCTGAAGGCCACGGAGAACCGTGTCATCCGCGGTGATCTTACTGACGAGACTACCCTGAAGATTATGGGGACTGGCCGAAAGTGGCCGGGCGGCCCCCACTCGTGGGTGAAGATCATTAAGGGGCCGCCCTCGTTGGAGGGGAAGACTTTCCAGCAGGCTGGCGAGCCACTGACCTACGATGCTTCGCCGATGACGCGCCATTTCAGTGTCCGCTGCGACACCCTGGGGACGGTAGCGAAGTGATCCATGCCTATGACAACAAGCGTATCCATGAGGATATTGCGGAGGTTGTTGCCCGCCAGCCGGAGTTTGCTGCGGCCGCGGCGAAGGTGTTCGCGGAGGTGAAGGCTGCTGCGTCTGCGCACGTCGACTCCGGCGAGCTTCTTGCCTCATACAGCATGGAGCAGGGGAAGGTGGACTATACGATCGGCCCGTCCACCGACCACGATGCGGCCGCGGAGTTCGGTCACTACGTGTATCAGGACCGTCAGGGGCGCCGCACTGGGCGGGAGGGCGCCCGGTATCGCACCTGGGTTCCCGGCTTCAACATTCTTCGCGGGGTCGTCCGGGATAATGGGGGATTCTAGTGGCCTACGTTAATCCTCTCCCGTTCATTTACCGGTACATGAAGGACGCCGCCACCCATGGTGCGGGTGAGTGGCCTATCCTCGAGAAGATCGTTTGGCGCACCCACGGAGATGTGGATGACCCAATGAATGAGCTCGTGTGCCGAGTGCAGATGACTATTGCGCGTACGCACCCGTCTGGACCCAGGTTCGCGGCCACCCAGATTCGTGCGCGACTCTATATGACCGGCCCGGACGGGGATGAAGTTTCTGATGCTTCTGACGCCCTGGTTCAGGCTGTAGATAAGGCTTGGAGGGACGGTATGATTACCTCTGAGGGCTGGGCGACTTACCTGGAGTGGACTCAGCTTCCCACACCGGAAACGGATATGGGGACCACGGCAGACTACATCAACATGGTTTCGTCCCTTCAGGTGACGGCCAGGAAGGGGGCCTGATGGCTAACCTCGGAAACAGTAAGATTCAGATCGCGGGTAAGGGACACGTCTACATCGGTAATGTGGACACCGTTGCCCCGAACCTGTGGGGCTACACTTTTGGCGACGGCACCACGCTCGAGACTGTTGGGTGGACGTGGCTCGGTGACACCTCAAGCGAGAACCTGATTGAGGTGGAGACCGACGGCGGCGACACCTCCACGAAGCGCACCTGGGACCGTCAGGGCGTCCGCTCCACCCGCGAGGACGTCACCAACAAGGTGACCATCAACGCCGTCAACCTCGGCGAGGACGTCATGCGCGTCGCCTTCCCCGGCTCCACCTATGACGCCGAGAAGGGCGGCTGGGATGTCGAGCTGGACAACTCGAGTGAGCGCGCCGTCCTTATCGTCATCGAGGATGGCCTGCTCGTGTCGGGCATGCTGTTCCGCCGCGTGTCCCTGGCCGGTAACCTGCCGTCCCTCTCGCTGGACAACTTCAGTGAGGTGAAGATCTCCGGGACTCTGCTGTCTCCCCCATCGGGGAAGACTCGCGTCCAGATGCTCGAGCCGCGCACCGTCACCGGTGTTGGTGCGGCGAAGCCGACCATCGCGACCCTGGCCCCGGTCACTGGCGCGGTTGGCGCGAAGGTCACCATCACCGGAACCAACTTCAACGGTGTCCGCGGGGTGAAGTTCGGCGACAAGGCGGCAACCTTCGATAAGGACTCCGCCACCCAGATCACCACCTATGTGCCGCGCGGCGCTACCGGCGCGGTCAACGTCGTGGTCACCAACAACGTCGGCGCGTCCAACGGGGAGCAGTTCACTGTCAACTGATGATCTCCGTCCGGCCATCATGTAGGGGTGTGTGGTGGCCGGACGGCAACACCCCATTGCACCCCAGCAGAAGGAGAAGGCAATGGCCTCCACCAAGAATGAAGTCCCCGAGTTCGACACCCTCGAGGGGCACGAGATCTTCAAGCCCGTCGACACGCTCCGCCCTTCCCAGCGTCTCCGCCTCACCGCGAAGGTGCTACCCATGGTTGACGACTCGGACGAGTTCACTGACGAGAACATGACGGTTCTGGCCGACATGACCGAGTTCCTTGAGGACAACGGCTACATCGCTGACCTGGATGCGTGGACCCGCTTCTTCAGTACTCACGGCATCGAGGGCGCTATCACCCTGGCTACCGCTTACGCGGGGGAAGCCACAGGCGCCAAGCAGTAGATGACTACTTCCGGGACAACCCTGATGCTGCCGCTGACTTCTGGGCGCTTTACCGCATCGACGTCTACGGCAGCTACAGAGTTTGTCTCGTGGAGTCACTGCTTGAGCGCCTTTCTTATGAGCCTTGGTCGCTGTACAGGGCGAAGCAGTTGGGCGGGCCGCAGTGGTTCGGCTACTCCGCCGACTCGGAGAGGCTGAATGCCTTGCTTGATGGTCAGCGTCTTCAGACGAAGGCTGCTAGTGGCCGGGGGCGGGCGTATCTGAAGGACTCTGAGATGGCTCCCAGGCCCGGGACTGTTAAGGCGAGTATGGTAGTATCGAGTAAGGATACTGCTGCGATGGCGGCCCTGTTCGGGGCCCTAGGTTGAGGGGTTAGGGGATGGCCGGTAAGGGTATTGTTGGTAGGCTCGGAGTCAAGGTCGTCCCCGATCTCTCTAAGTTCGCTGATGAGCTGAAGAAGAAGCTCCGGCGTATCCAGAAGCAGGTGGGTGACCTCGATGTTGAGGTTAATGCTGAGGTTGATGTTGATGAGGAGTCGCTCAAGAAGGCGCAGGAGAAGGTGCGCCGCAGCGACTCCAAGATGCCGGTCGAGCCTGACCTCGATACTGGGTCTCTCACGAAGCTGAAGGCGAAGCTGCGTGACCTGAAGGCTGAGCTCAAGGTTAACCCGAACCTCTCTGAGCAGGACAAGAAGCGGATTGAGCAGAAGCTCGATGATATTCGCACCAACGTTCACTTGAACACGGACAAGACTGACCTGGCGAAACTCTCTCGCGAGGTGAAGGGTGCGGCCGGGAGCATTAAGGCACAACTGACACTCAATAAGCGCTCGGTGGCTGACATTGAGCAGAAGATCAAGTCCCTCAAGGCCCAGATCGATGCTTCCCCGAAGCTCGACAAGGCCGCGAAGGCTGAGATCGAGAGGGACATCAGTAAGCTCCGCTCAGTTGTTGATGTGCACGCTCACCTGTCGGAGGAGCAGAAGAGGAAGATCAAGCACGAGCTGAATAAGCTTGACGGTAAGGCGACCATTAATGCTGATCTCGATGACGGTAAGGCCAGGTTTGACCTGAAGCGCCTCACCCACCCTAGGTGGGTGGATATTAACGTGCGCCTCGCGAAGGCTTCCGCGGCTCGCGTGGCTGCTCAGCTGAAGGCGCTGGCGGGAGGGAACGTCTTTGAGTCGATCGGTCGTAACCTGAACGATTTCCTCCGCAACCTGGATACCGCTTCGGTGAAGATCGGCACTGTCGCCACCCTGATTGGTGGCGCTGTGTCCGTGCTGGGTGCGGGGATGGGTGTCCTGTCCTCCGTGGGCGTGGGGATAGCGAAGGCTACCCCGGCCCTGCTGGCCTTGCCTGGCATCTTTGGCGGGGCGGCGGCGGGCGCCGGCGTCCTAATTGCCGCACTGAAGGACGCGAAGACTGTCTTGGGGGACCTGAGTCCCGCGTTCGAGGGGCTGCAGAAGCAGATCTCGTCCTCGTACTGGGGGCAGGCGGCGCAGCCGATCAGGGATTTCGCTAACACTGCGATCAATGAGCTCTCTCCGGCCCTCTCTACGGTGGCGACTCACTTGGGGTCGATGACGGCGGCGATCGCAACTGCTGCGAGCGGGCACCTGCCTGGCTTCCAGCAGTCCCTGACCTACCTGTCGCAGGCCCTTAGCCTGGGGTCTACCGGGGCGGCCGCTTTCACTAACGGCCTCCTCACTATAGGGGAGGTTGGCGCTAAGTATCTGCCGAATATTGCCCAGTGGGCCAACGATCTCGCGCTCTCGTTTGAGAAGTGGGCTATTAAGTCCGCCGAGTCCGGGAAGATGGACCAGTCAATCCAGGCGGCGGCGAAGGCGTTCGGCACCCTGAAGGACATTACGGTCGACCTGGGTGGAATTATTGGTGGCCTGTTTAAGGCGATGGCGAACGGGTCGGCGCCGATCGACTCTATCGCTACGGCCTTGGATAGGGCTAATGCGGCGGTTAATGGGCCCTTGTTTCAGTCGACCTTGACATCCTTGTTCTCGTCGATGTCTGTGGCGGCGGGGAAGGCTTTTGAGGGTGTGGGCGCCCTGGGTGGCGCGTTCGTGTCACTGGAGCCGACCCTGGCTAAGGTTCTCCCCATGATTGGGGAGACGCTGAAGACTGCCCTTGAGGGTATCGCGACGGCCTTGGAGAATCCGGCCTTCCAGGAGGGGCTGGTGCAGTTCTTCTCGGGGCTTCTGACGGCTGTTCAGGCTCTCGCCCCGGCTATGCCCGCATTAGGGGAGGCGTTCGGGGCGATCGCCACTGTGGCTGGCACCCTGTTGGCGGCTATCGCCCCGCTGGTGGCGCAGCTGGTGGAGCAGCTTGCTCCGGTGCTTCAGCAGCTGGTTCCGATCCTTACGCCGATTATTGAGCAGCTGGCGTCTGCGCTGATGCCCGTTATTCAGGCGCTCGGTCCGCTCTTGTCGGAGTTGTTCGCCGTGCTGGGGCCGATTATTACCGAACTTCTGGCTGCGATCGTTCCAGCTATTCAGCCGATTGTTGAGGCGCTAATGGGGGCGCTGATTCCGGCTATCCAGCTCATTGGAACTGTGGTTCAGGCGCTTATGCCGATCGTCATCCCGATTGTCAACATCATCAAGAATGCCTTCGTTAACATGATGATGGTGATCCAGGGAATCATTAACGTTGTCATGGGTGTCATCACGGGCGACTGGTCTCGGGCGTGGAACGGGATCAAGCAGATCGGCTTGGGGGTGTGGAACTATATCAAGGCGGCTTTTACCGGCTTCGGTCAGCTGATCGTCGCTATCGCCCAGGCTGCATGGAACCTGCTCGGGAGTGTCATCACCGCCGGGTGGAACCTGATCAAGCAGGGGGCGTCCTGGGCGTGGAACGCAATCACGTCCACTATCTCCTCCGGGGTCAACCGGGCCGTCAACTTCGTCAGAAACCTCCCTAATGGGATCAGGAACGTCTTCTCTGCTGCCGGGTCCTGGCTCATTAGCGCCGGTAAGAATGTCATCCAGGGCTTCATTAACGGCCTGAAGTCCATGTACGGCTCAGTGAAGTCCTCACTGGGTGGCCTCACTAGCAAGCTAACGTCCTGGAAGGGCCCCGCCCCCGTAGACCGGGTAATCCTTAAGGGCGCAGGCCAGATGGTGATGCAGGGCTTCATTAACGGCCTCGAGTCGCAGTACTCGGCAGTCAGGGACTCCCTCGAGGGCTTCACCAACACCCTGAGCAGGGATGTGGCCCCAGAGATCTCGGCCACCGTCTCGGGGAACTACGAGAAGTCGGTGAAGCGCCAGTTCGGCAACATGGACCTCGAGGCCCCCACGCAGGGTGGTCGCACATCCGGTGGCACCACGGTCAACATCACCAACAACTACCCGCAGGCGCAGCGGGACTCGAAGACCCGCGACGACGTCGCAGACGCTATCCGCCTGGCCGCGAGCATCTAGGATTAGAGCATGAGCAGTGAGTATCACCTGAATGGGGTAGACCTGGACCAGCCGGGGAAGTGGCGGGTCATGGAGGGCACCCTCCTGCCGTCTGTGCCGGAGCCGCGCCTGACGTCCACCGAGGTCCCCTCCAGGAGTGGCATCATCGACGGGGCGGCCACGAGGTTCGGCACGTTCAAGGTGACTGTCGCGCTCATGGTCGAGGGGGAGGATAGGGCCTCCCTGGATGCGAACTGGCAGGCCCTCATGGCCCGCCTGCGGCTCTCTGGGGCCCTGGGTGTGCTCCAGCACCGCCCGGCTGGCGCTAACCCCAGAGAGACCCGCGTGCGACTCGTGAGCGTCGCCCAGCCAACATGGAGGTACGGAGAGTGGGCGATCGACACGACAGTCATATTCGAGGCTGTTGACGGAGTGTGGCGCGACGTGACCCCAGTGGAGGTGACACTCCCTAACCTCGACGGCCTTGCGGGTGGGTCAGCCCCGATCACTGACGCCCTACTGAAGCTCGCCCCCACCGCGAACACGTGCACCATCAAGGATGTCACCTCTGGGACATCCCTCACGTGGCGCGGCACCATGGAGGGAGGCCAGAGGCTCCTCATTGACGTGGCCCGCTATGACGCCTGGAGGCAGGTGTCCGAACGGTGGGAGCCCGTTCCGGGGGTTCCTAGCAGGGCGGCGGAGATCAGCATGTCCCCCGAGGGGTTCCAGCTCACCCCCAACAGTGAAGGCAAGATCGTCCTGCAGGTCACCGGCACGGCTGGCTCTATCCGGGCGAGGAGGGCCTACTGATGCAGCGCACCTACTTCCCCGGCATGCAGCTCCGTGCGGTCGCCTACACCGTCCAGGGGGACCGTATCGGGGTGGTCCCGGACGTCCTGGAGATGACCGTCACCACCCCGCGTGGCGAGGCGCCTACCCTGTCTCTGTCGTACACGCCCGGCCCTAACGCTGTCCGTGGCAGTGTCCTTGAGGGTGAGGTTGAGGTTGCTGTTGAGGCCACCTTCGACGGCGACACGTGGGAGGAGCTACCTGACGCTCGGTTCGTCACCCAGAAGACCGAGCACAACCTCGTCAATGACGGCACGGACTCCCGCAAGGTTGAGGCCATCCACGTCAGCGACTACATGAAGGAGGCCCTGGTCTGGTCCGTCCCCGAGGCTGCGAAGGACAAGGAAGGCAAGTTCAAGTTCCTGTCCAAGAACGCTGGGGAGATCATCGGCACGGTTTGGCAGGCAGCTACCAAGCGAGGATG